CGCTACGAGTGATCGACGGACCGGCCCACCCTGGCCGCAGCGGCGTCTGCATCCGCCGTATGGGTCGTCTCGCGGGCGTGACGCCATACCACCGCAGTTCGGGCTGGGAAGCCTTCCCCGGTGACCGAGCCGCCTGCCCGGCGTAACCGGGCCAATACAAACGCCAGGAGCCACGCAGATGATCAGACCGCATTACATCACGCCACCGATCGAAGAGGGGCTGCCGCTGTTCGGCGCAGCCAGGTCGTCAGACCCGGCTACATCGCACGCGGCGGCCGCGCAGGCCGGCGGGCTGGCGACAAGGCACCAGCGGCAGATCCTCGCGGCACTGCTCGACGGCCCGGCTGGGGCCAGCGGGATCGCGGCACGGTGCGGGCTGCTGCCGCACCAGGTCAACAAGCGGATCAACGAACTGGCCAAGGCTGGCAGGATCGTCGAGACGGGCAGGACGGTGACGAGCTCGAGCGGTAGGGGCGAGAGGGAATGGAGGTGTGCATGAACATTGAAGACATGAAGACCCCCCAGCACATGGAGTTCAAGGCCTACGCAGCGTTTTCGTCGCGACTCATGGTCGGATTCAATCTGCAGGGGCGATACCTCCAGATGACTGTGAACAACCGCCCGACATCAGAGCGTGACGCCGCAAAGTTCAAGATCGACGCGAGGATCACACTCGACGGAGAAGAGATTGGCGTTCTCGACCTGGAGAGGAAAACACAATGGCAGGGCGGCGCGTGGCCGTATCGAAAGATAAACGTGCCGTACAGGCCGTTCGCCGTCTTCGAGAACAACGAAAACGGTCGCGGGCGATTCAGTTCTAAGGTCCGCGAACTGCACAAGGCCTACGCAGCCGGAAGGCCTGGATTTTGGGTCGGCTATTCGTCGCCAATCGCGGACGCGAGCGGCCAGACCACGTTTGTCTCGCGGCAAGCCTGCCTTGTTGTCCCCGCTTCACACATCTTCTCCGACAGATTTAATCCTCGCGCTGAAACGCAGCCAAACAGATTCGGCCCTCCGATCAGTGTCATCTCGTTGGACAACGACGCCGGGATCATTTGCTTTTCGGAGGATGAATTTACTGAGGTGATTGTTGGGACCGTTACGGAATGGATGAACACGCAAGGAGCCGCGATATGAAGATTGACAAGGAATTTGAGGCCCGCATACCAAAACTGAAGCCGGGCGAGCTGGCTGCCCTTGAGGCGAGTATCTCGGCCGAAGGATGCCGAGACCCTCTGGTCGTATGGTCTCGAGACGGCAAGGACGACGTGCTGGTTGACGGCCACAACAGGAAGGCCATCTGCGACCGGCTCGGCGTTCAATACAAAACGACGCGGATGTCGTTTGAAAACAGGCAGGCGGTGATTGATTGGATGCTGCGGCATCAGCTTGGCCGGCGGAACCTGTCGAAGGAGGCCGCTGCGGACCTGATCGGCCAGGTATACAACCAGCGGAAGATGCCACACGGAAGGCCAGAGAAAAGTCCTCAAAATGAGGACTTTTCAGGGAAGACCTGCCAGGCCGTAGCCGACGAGCTCGGCGTGGGCCGCGCCACCGTTGAGCGTGCCGGGGCCTACGCGTCGGCGATCGACCGCCTGACATCGCTTCTTGGCTTGATGCGAGACGAGCTGCGGGAAAGCGAGTTCATCCGCGACGGCGAGACAGTCAGGGGGCGGAAACTGCGGATGGCTGACGTGATTGATCTTGGCAAGCGGCCAGGCACCTATGAGGCAGGCAAGAAGGCAGGCAAGGCATACGGCCTGTCTGACGAGGACGCGGCGGCCGTCTGGAAGAAGCTGACCAATGAAGGCGATTCATGCACGTCAGTAAAGGCGGCCATTCGCGAACTGCGGAACGAAAAGGCCGCGCGAAAGGTGAAGACGGCAAAGGACGAGCTGGTCGAGGTGCGGCTTGGTGATTTTGTGGAGATTGCTAAGGACATACCGGATGGCAGCGTAGACATCATTATCACCGATCCGCCGTACCCTCACGAATTCATCGGCTGCTGGTCGCAGCTCTCTGAGGTGGCGGCACGAATTCTTAAGCCTCACGGATTGTGCATTGCCTACAGCGGCAAGCTGCACCTGGATCAGTGCATGGCGAGGATGGGGGAGCACCTGTCGTTCTACTGGCAGATCGTATTCATGCAGACCGTCATGCCGACAATTCACCCGAGAAGGGTGAACACGAAATACAAGCCGATCCTTGTGTTTCAGAACGTGCCGGCCGGCCAAAAAGTGCAGGCTCACGAACGCTATTTCATCGACGTGATTGAGGGAGAGAAGGTCGAGAAAGACGCACACGAATGGCAGCAGAGTGCAGACGGTGTCGAGAAGCTGATCGACATTTTTACAAACGTAAACGATCTGATCTTTGAGCCGTTTTCTGGTGGGGGGACTACGGCGCTGGTGGCTCGTCAGATGAATCGCAGGTGCATCGCCTGCGAGATCGACAAGAAGGCCCACGAGGGGTCGATCGCTCGCGTCTTTGGAGCCACGGAGGCCACGGATGGCCGGTGAGTGGGTTCCATACGACGTTTGCCTGCCCCAGAAGCCCGAGGTGCTCGAGCTCGTCGACTCGACCGGTTTGCCGGTCGACCAGGTCGTCGGGCGGCTCCTCATGCTCTGGGGCTGGGCCTCGCTGAACAGTGCAGACGGCACCGCCCGGATGTCAGTGCGGCTCCTCGGCCGGATCTGTGGCGGCGACGAGGCGTTCTGGTTGGCGGTCCAGGAAGTGGGCTGGCTGGTGATTGACGCGGAGAACGGAACTGTGGCGATCCCCGGATGGGAGCGTCGGTTCTCGCAGGCCGCAAAATCACGGGCTTTGCACGCTTCTCGGGCCTCTGGTGCGCGTGGGCGCACTACCGCGTGCGCTCAAGCGCACGCACCCGTGCGATCCGGCGCACCAGATAGAAGAGATAGAAGAGATAGAAATTCTTCTTCTTCCCACGGGAGCGCTGCGCTTTCTCAGGAGGAACCGGCGGGCTGGGAGACGCTACGGAAGGCTTGGGCTACCGGCACTGGCCGACCGTGGAAGCTACCGGCGCCGCCGGACAAGGTGGCCGACCGTCTGGCCGAGGAGGGCTGGTTCGAGAAGGCCCTGGCGGCCATCGACGCCCTGCCGAGGTGCCGCTACTTCCGCGACCCGGTAACGCTTCCGCAGCTGCTGGCTCCAGGCTTCGTCGACAAGGTGCTCGGCGGCCAGTTCGACAACCCACGGGAGCAGCGGCCTGCGGGCGGCTACCGATCGCCAGACGAGAAGCCACCGGCCGAGGGATTCAAGGGCAAGGACGCCGACGACTTTGAGTACACGCGGCGGAAGATGGTCAACCAATTGCGCAAGGAGGTCACCACATGACTATGCCATCTGAGCGAACTGCCGCGATCGTCTGGACGCGTGCGTTCCTCGTCCGGCTGTCCAGTCCGTACGGGCCGGACGGTCTCAAGGGCATCCCTGCGGTCGTCCGGCAGGAGGCCCGGCGGCTGCTCAAGCATTTCCCGCACGCGTTCGACCTTGCCCAAGGCGACACGCTGTGCCAGGAGACGGCCACGAAATTGTTGAACGAGGTGACACCATGACGCAGGAGCAGCAAATGACCACGGCAGAGAAAACGCCGCTGACAGCGCGGCAACAGCAGGTTTACGAGTTCATCGTGGCGAACATCGAGCTCTATTCGCCGACCGTGCGGGAGATCGCCACAGCGTTGTCGATCAAATCGCCGCACGGCGTAACTGTGCACTTGGACGCCTTGGAGAAAAAAGGCTGGATCAGCCGCAAACCTCACGCGGTGCGTGGGATCAAGGTGAACGCATGACTGTCGAAAACGCAGTGTTTCTAGCTACTGGTGTTCTGGTCAACGGATTGACTTTTGCCCTCGGCATCGCCGTGGGTGCGTCCCTCAAGCGAAAGGATTCTTCACATGGGTACGACTACCAAAAATCGCAATGGCATCGTGTTGAGCGTCGCGGCGCTCAAGGCGGCATTTTCGAGCGTGAAAAGCGCGGTGACTGACCGCACGCCGCGGCCGATTCTCCGCAGCGTGCTGATCTCGGGCGGCCAAGTGGTCGGCACCGACCTCGAGGTGCAGGTGACGGCGGCCGTGCCGTTCGACGGCCCGGCGCTCTTGCTCCCGTTCGCACGGGTCTGGTCGATCCTGACCGAGTGCCGTGACGACGAGATCACCATCACGCCGCAGGACACCAGCTGCGTTCTGGCGACCAAGCGAGGCTCCTGGACGCTGCCGACGGAAGATCCGGCCGAGTTCCCGACCATGACGGCCGAGAACGCGACCAACCGGATCAAGCTACCAGCGGACCAGTTCGCCGGCCTGGTGCATGCCGTGGTGGAAGCCTGCGACATGAAAAGCACCCGGTACGCACTGGGTGGCGTGATGGTCGAGGTCAAGGGCGATAAGGTCTCTGTAGTGGCCACAGACGGCCGGCGGCTCACCATGGCCGAGGCCGAGCACGACCTGGCCGTCGATGACTCCGAGACGTTGATTCCGCAACGGGTGGCCAAGCTATTGGCCGAGATTGCCAAGGAGGCCGGCGGCGAGGAGCTCGTGGAGCTCGAGGCGAGCACGAACACGCTGGTCTGTACCATCGGGTCGACCGTGGTGACGGCCCGGCTTGTCGAAGGCCGGTTCCCGAGGTGGCGAGATGTGTTCCCGAAGAACTCGACCAAGGCGACGACTGTGAGCCGTGGGCTGCTGGCTGATGCCACGCGGGCCGCGGCCATCACCACGAGCGAGTCAAGCAAGGGCGTGGACTTCTCGTTCTCTCAGCAGGGCCTGCACCTCCACGCTCAGAGCAGCGAGGCTGGCGAGTCTAGCGTCACGTGCGACATCGTGGAGTTCGGCCACGCTGCCACAGTGAAGCTCGACCCGAAGTTCCTGCTCGACTTCCTGGCTGGCTTGGCCAAGGACAGCGAGCCGGATGTGGAGATTCAGGCCGCGAAGCCGGGCGATGCCGTGCGGCTCAAGTGCGGCGACGTTCACGGCGTGATCATGCCGCTGGCGGAGTGACGACATGACGCAACACCCCACGAACGGCGACACGTCGCCATCTCGTGTCGATCTCCGCGACACGTTCGCCGCAGCGGCGTTGACGGGGCTGCTTTCACGCTCCATCGCGCCAGAACAGGCGATGAGCCAATACGTTCGCATAGCAGCAGCCTATGCCGACGCCATGCTCCGCGAGCGGGAGCGAACAAATCATGACGCTGTGCCGGAAGCGAAAGCCTTCCCTGCGTTGTGGCCCGAAGACGAGATCGCCATCGAAGCCGCATGGGAACGCACTGGCCTTAAGCCCACATGGCCCGCAGGCGAAGCTGGGTGCGGCGTGAAATATGCCAATGCGATGGCGCAAGAGATCGAGCGGCTGCGGCAATTTGATAGGTTGCAGCCTATCGAACCCGCCGACGCTACACCCGCCACGCACGCTACACCGTGCGAGGGTAGCTTGCAGGGCGAGGGTACATTGCCCAACTCGTATCGGGAAAACGACGAAAAACGTGGCGTATTTGATATGAAACAGGAGCCGGTGGCGTGCTCGCCCACGCTCACCGACGAGGAGCGGGCGGCGATTATCTGGTGCGTGGAGCTGCTGGATGAATTGGAATCCAGTAAGGGCGACGCTCTCCGCTCGCTGCTAGAGAGACTGAAGTGAACACCATCGATCCAGCCGCCTACGAGGGCGACATTGTTTCCCGCCTCCGCCATTGGCGTGGCCTGCACCTCGCTCACTGCGGCCCGTTGTTCGAGGCGGCGGCGACCGAGATTGAGGTGCAGCGTGCCTGCACGTCCGCTGCCCGCGATGAGATCGAGCGACTCCACACCGCCATCCGCCGCATCGCCGATCAAGACGCCACGTTGTCGGTGCAGGACGGCAGCGTGACGGTGACGGTGGACGCCACGCTCACCGCCGAGGAGCGGGAGGCGATCTATCGCGCCGAGGCGAGGCTGCGGACTGCGTATGTGCCAGACGACCAGACAGCCAACACGCTCCGCTCGCTGCTGGAGAGACTGCGCAGTACACCGCAGACGCACCCTACACTGAGCTAGGGTAGTGTCGCGTGCAGCGACACGATCCCCGAACGTATCCCAGAAACGACGGAAAAGCGACGAAAAACGCACGAACACTACTATGAGTCGGGACGCTGGAAACGCTGCTGGTGGTGTCAGCCGCGACGATCAACGGCCGCCCGGCGGGTGTGGGCGACACGGTTTATCAGTCCGCTGCCGTCCCGCCGGGCGACGCTGTGCATTGTGGCGAGGGCGTGAAGCGTGACAAAACCTCGGTCGTAAGAAACAAGAGCCTAGGTTTTGTCACACCGCCGCTTGCTGTTGGCCCGCTTAGCTTGACACGGCCGCCAATATCGGCGGCATGTCCATCACGTTTAGCGTTCCAGGCGAGCCGGTCCCGCAGCCTCGGGCAAAGATTACGACTCGCGGCAAGTTCCCGCACGCCTACGTCGAGAAAGGTCACGCTGTCCACGCGTACCGCAAGGCGCTGCAGCTCGCCGCGATCGATGCTGGCCTGCGGCCCACTACCGCCACGGTCGAGGTCGTGATCGACGCCGTGTTCGTCCGGCCCAAGTCGCACGCGAACAAAAAAGGCTTGAAACCAACGGCACCAGAGGCACCGCTGCCGGACGTGGACAATGTCGCGAAAGCCGTTCTGGATGCTATCGGCCCAATCATCGGCAACGACAAACAGGTGCGGCGGCTCGTGATCGAGAAGAGCTACGGCACGGAGGCACGTACCACCGTGCGTGTGACGTGAAGCTCCCGAAGCACCTGTTGATGCCCGTCGGGCCGTTCGAGGCTGACTTTGCCGAGATGGTGTCGGCCGGCGAGCAGGAGCTGCACGACAGCCGGATCGCAATCGTCGGCCTCGCCCGCAACTGTGCGGGGCCTCTGGAGGTCAATCTGGAGCGTGTCGCCATGCTTGGCGCCTCGGCCAGGTCGTGGCAGCTGCACATCGAGACCAACGACAACGAGGATGGTACCGACCAGGTGCTCGCCGACTTCTGCCGCAAGCACCGCCAAGCCACGTTCACGAGCCAGCGGCTCGGCCGTCAGCAGTTCTCCACAGAGTTTGCGGGCCGCCGCACCGAGGCCCTCGCCGAGTACCGCACGGCCTGCCAGCGGTGGGTCTGGGATTGCGCCGCTGACTCCGACTACGTTGTGGTGATTGACCTCGACGCCTGGGGCGGCTGGCTACCCGAGGGCGTGCTGAACGGCTTTGGGTGGCTGCGTGAAATGCCGGAATGCTACGGCATGGCCAGCGTGTCGCTGCTACAGCATCCGGCCTACGAGACGAACGCCGAGGGCCACACCCGGCCGATTGCTGCGTGGCTGCACTACGACTGCTGGGCACTCCGGCTGAACTCCTACTGGGATGACTACACGAACGGCGTTGGCGGTTGGAAGCACCACTGGCTGCCTCCGGTGGGCAGCCCACCTGTGCCTGTGTGTAGTGCGATGGGCGGCCTGTGCATCTACCGCACCGACGCGTACTTGGCGGGAACCTACGACGGCGCCGACTGCGAGCACGTTCCGTTCCACGAGAGCATCGCCAAGGCGACCGGGCTTGGGTTGTATCTGAACCCGTCGCAGAGGTGCGTCATGAGGTGGCTCGATGGCGGGCAACACGGCGAGGATTGATCTGAACCTCCTGCGGGTGCAGTGGGACTCGCACTCAGCCATGGTGGCGATCTGCACGCATTGGACGATCAGCAAAGACCAGCTCATCCGGCTGAAGTCTGTCGTGCCGCTCGCTCCTCGGCACGACAGGCGTTTTCGGTTCAAGCCAAAAAGAAGCGAGCAACGCGACCCGACGCCGGCAGAGATCCGGGACGCCACCAGCCGGATCAGGGCAGCCTGGGACGATGCCACGGAGCACGAGCGGCGTGTGGTGAAGCGGCAGGGCTTTCAGCTGAAATCCTGCGAAGTGCCAGCCGAACTGCAAGACATGGCCGGGCTAGAGCCAGATTGGTAGGTGGAGGTGCCCGCATGAGTTTCGAACTGACAGCCGCGGAAGCGGCAGAGTACGGCGAAAGCCTGTCCATCTGGCAGAAGATCGCACTCGTGCAGGCGTACGCGCCGCTCATCGGCTACGGCCAGCGGTTCGCCCAAGAGTCGGACCCGTTTAAACGCGGTCTGATCGTCGCCGACGCTTGCGAGTGGATCGCGTCCAAGACAAACAGTAGGGCGGACGACGAGTTCATTCGGCATCTGGCAGCCGTTCTGCGGACAGCCGAGGGCGAGGCAATGGTTCGGTGGTGCCTGCTGCAGGCGGAGGCGCTCAAGCGATGAACGATGCCGCTATTCGACTTGTTGCCGGGCTGGCGGCTGTGGGTCTTGTTGCTGCGCCAGCAATCATGGCTGGACTACGTAAAGCCTATGCCTGGGCACGAACGCTCAAAGCCGAAGAGCCCGCCGCAGCCTCCTCGGTCGGACTCGGCGAAATGCGTGTGGTCCTTGACCTGGCCAACAAAATGCGGGCCGTCGGCATGGAAGACGGCGTGGCACTGTGCCAGCAGCTGCTCGACGTGATGCTTCGCAATGGCAAGGGCTCCAAATGACTGCGCTCCGGTTTGCTGTGGCGATTGCGTTGGCGGCCATTGCCGTTGGCGGACTGCCGCCCGTAAAGAGCCTGGCACCGCCAGCAGTTGAAACACCTCGTGACGATATGCAACGCCTTGTTACGCCTGTCGTGGAAGCCCTGAGGTCTGCACCGATTGGCGACAAGCTGCTGTGGCAGCAGCTGTGGGAGAAGGCGGCCGTTGTGGTGGCCGGCGATGCCGTGGCCACCGACGTTGTGTTCACAGATACCCGCAGCCTGCGGGCGTTCACCATCCTTGCTCTGGACATCGGCTGGCGACGCATTGGCGAGCACAAGCCGGGAGCGTACGACGGCCTGCGTACAGCGGTCGAGACGGCCATGGAATCGGTCCTGTCGCTCGAGGTCAAGCCGGTCGACGCCGACGTGCGTAAGGCGTATGTCGAGGTTTGCCGGGCGATCGCATGGGCTGGAATCGCCAAAGGGTGACACATGGCAGCTGCCGCCTTTGGCTACGATCCAGATCCAGCAGGCGCCGAGGCGTTTGTCTCGTCGCTTGCGCGGCCCACGCTCGCACAGGCCGGGCCTGACCTGACAACCGACGAGAAGACAGACGTTTTCTTGTACGAGTCGCTGCTGAAGTGCATGCCCTCGTGGAAGCGTGGCAGCCAGGGCAACGTCGGGTCATGTGTTGGCTGGGGTGCGGCTCTCGGTATCGACATGCTGGCGGCCTGCGACATCCACTGGCGGCGCGAGTCCGAGCAGTGGGGCGGCCGGACTGTAGAGGCGAGCATCTACGGGTTCAGCCGGGTCGAGGCCCGCGGGCAGAAGGTGAACAACGGCGGCGACGGCAGCACCGGGTTTCACGCTGCCAAGACCGTTCGCGACCTGGGCTGTCTGCACTACGGCCAGGACTACGGCGGCACTCGGATCGACTCGCACTCCTCGGCAAGAGAGCGTGAGTGGGGCCGTGATGGTGTGCCGAATGAGCTTGAGCGGTTCGCGTCCTTGCGACGTTGCAGCGAAACCACGCTGGCCACATCGTTTGTCGAGGCTGCCAAGGCGATCGCTAACGGATACCCGGTCGTGGTCTGCAGTGGCCAGGGCTTCTCGATGAGCCGAGATGACGATGGGTTTTGCAAGCCCGGCGGCGTCTGGTGGCATTGCATGACGCTTGGCGGCCTGCGCTGGGGCAAGCGGCCGGGTCTGCTCTGTTTCAATTCGTGGGGAAGGTCCAACACGGTCGGCAAGCACTTCCCGGAGAACATCCCGGAAGAGGTCAAGGCGTGCAGCTTTTGGATCGACGCTGCCGTCTGCGACAAGATGCTGTCGGGCCGTGACTCGTACGCATACGCGGGATACAGCGGCTTCCAGGCGTCCAGGATGCCCAATTGGACCGGAGTAGCGCTATGAGGTGGGCTGGCCTTCTCGTGCTCTGCCTGGCCGGCTGCGGCACTGCTGCCGATCGAAGCGGCATGTACGCAGACCTCGCGTGTGAGACGGCATACGCCGTTGTGCGTCTGCGTTCGCAGATCACGCCAACGCCTGCACCAAAGCCCTCTGGCAAGTGCGATAACTGCAACGGCACAGGCATCATCGGAGACGGCACCGTGAAGATTCAGTGCCCAGAGTGCAAAGGAACCGGAAAACGATGAATCTCGACGGCCTGCAAAAGCACGTGTGGCGTTCCTTGCCAGCCCGGCGGCTTCTCGCCGGACGCTCCACGGTCAACGACTTGGTGCAGCTCACAATTGAGGCATGGCCCACTGACTACATGAACGCGGCTGCATCGGATGAGGAGCGAGCAATCGTGGCCGCCGATATCGAGCGTTCAGTGAAGCGACTGCATCAGGCCTGCTCCAATGCCGACTCGGCCTCCTATGGCATGCTGTGGGCGTTCCTGCTGCAAGGCCTTGTGTCATTGATCGTCCAGAAGATCCTGGAATGGTGGCTTGAGCAGCGAGCCAATCGGGCATTTCTCATCGTTATGAGGCATGAGCTAACCAAATGAGCGACGAAGTAAAAGCCACGCTGGCCACCATCATCGAGCGATGGGGCTTTCCTGTACTGGTTGCGGTAGCCTGCGGCTGGATGCTGCGGCAGGATGTCCTCCTGCCTCTCGTGCAGGCCCACACCAAGTTCCTCGAGCAGCTGGGCGACACGCAAAAAGACATCTCTAAGGCACTTGGCGAGCAGACGCGTTTGCTGTACGCGTTGCAGCCACGCTCAGGTGAGAGCGGGTATGTGTCGAGTGCGACATCTACGGACGCTGAGACAAAGAACTGATGCCCAGCAGGATGCCCACGCATAGGCCGCCGCGACTACGTACGCGTCACACGCGTGACGATAGCACCAGGCCGAGCGCCTCGGTGCGTGGATACACAGACCAGCGCCATCGCAAGTGGCGGCAAGCCGTGCTCACGCGCGACTCTTGGGCATGCGTGGACTGTGGACGCATTGACCAGGCCAACCACGCGGACCACATCGTCCCGGTGAGTCAACGGCCCGACCTGCGGTACGACGTGAACAACGGCGCGTGCCGATGTCGCTCGTGTCACTCACGCAAGACCATCCGCGAGCGCCCGCCGTCGCGGAGGGGGGAGGGTGCCTCCCACCACGGGGGGGTGCGATCTGGCGAACCACGGTCGTAACCTCGGAGCGCGCGGCCGCAAATTGAAACGACGTTTTTCCCGGCAATTTGTGGGGTAGTCGCATGCCGAAGGGACGCAGGCCGACACCGGCCTCTGTGAAAAAGCTGGCTGGCAACCCTGGCAAGCGGAAGATTCGGCCGGACCTTCCGGCGCCGGTGGGCTCGCCGCCGATGCCGAAGCGACTGCTCGTCGAGCCGCTCGCAGTCGAGAAGTGGAACGAGTTTGTGCTGCTTCTCTTGGAGCTCGGCACGTTGACTCTGGCCGACGGCGAAGCCTTGGCGACTTTGTGCGAGGTGTACGCTGCTTCGCAGGCGTGTCTGCTCGAGCTGCGTGCCACTGGTCCGGTCATGAGGACGGACCTTGGCGGCGTGAAACCGAACCCGGCCGGGCCGCTATATCGAGGATTAGTGAGCCTGCAGGCTTCGCTAATGGGCGAGTTTGGATTGACTCCTACCAGCAGGACGCGGCTAGGTGCCAAGCAAGAAAAGCCGACCGACGAAGTCGAAGACTTCTTCAAGCTCCACGGCGCCTGATCTCTGCAAAGAGGGCCAGGCCAAGTACGAGCGTGTTGTTCACTTCTTCGAGAAGATCCTTCGCCACAGCAAAGGGCAGAACGCTGGCAAGCCGTTCAAGCTCTTGCCGTGGCAGCATCACGTAATGCGTGAGCTCTTCGGCCGGCTGCACCCGGACGGCACACGGAAGCACCGCGTCGGGTACATCGAACTTCCGAAGAAGCAAGGCAAGAGCACGACGCTCGCTGGCATTGCGTTGTACATGACCGCTTTTGACTCGGAGCCGGGTGCCGAGGTCTACGGCGCGGCCTGCGATCGCGAGCAGGCAGGCATCATCTACCGTGAAGCGGCGTCGATGGTTCGGGCATCGCCTGCGTTGTCGCGGCACCTCGAGGTGATCGACAGCCGGAAGACGATCGTCCATAAGGCCAGCAACTCGTTCTATCGCGTGCTGTCGGCCGATGCGTTCAGGGCCGAGGGCCTGAACATCCACGCCCTGCTCTTCGACGAGCTCCACGCCCAGCGGGACCGTCGCCTGTGGGATGCCCTGCGGTACGGCGGTGCGGCCAGACGCTCGCCGCTGCTGCTGTCGATCACGACGGCCGGCTACGACCGCAAGAGCATCTGCTGGGAACAGCACGCCTACGCTGAGCGGTGCATCGCCGACCCGACCGTCGACCCGGCCTTCTTCGGGTGTATCTACGCTGCGGCGCCGGAGGACGATTGGAAAGCGTCGAAGACTTGGCACAAGGCCAACCCGTCGCTGGGCGAGACGATCACGGTGGAGTCGTTCGCAGCCGATGCCCGCGAGGCCGAGCAGTCGCCCTCCAAGCTCAACGCGTTCCTTCGCTACAGGCTCAACGTCTGGACAACGCAGGACGTGCGGTGGATCTCGCCTGACACATGGGCCAAGTGCGGCGGGCCGCTGTCACCCGACCTCGAGCAGCGGGAGTGGTACGCGGGCCTCGACCTTGCAACCACGTACGACCTCAGCGCCCTGGTGCTTGTGAGTCAGGCCGACGACGGCTCGTTCGACGTGATGCCGTGGTTTTGGGTGCCGCAGGAGAACGCTGCCGAGCGGACGCAGCGGGACAAGGTGGACTACATCGGCTGGATTCGCGACGGGTACATCCGGGCCACGGATGGCAACGTCACCGACTACGACGTGATCCGGCGAGACATCGTCGAACTGTCGCAGAAGTTCAACATCCGGCAGGTGGGTATCGACCGCTGGAACGCCACGCAGCTGGCAACACAACTGCAAGGAGATGGCCTCCAAGTGACAGGATTTGGGCAGGGCTATGGCTCGATGTCGAGCCCGAGCAAGCAACTGGAAAACCTTGTGCTGTCGGAGCGTATTCGCCACGCGAACCATCCGGTGCTGTCGTGGATGGCCGGAAACGTGGCTGTGCAGTCGGACCACCAGGGCAACATCAAGCCAAGCAAGGCCAAAAGCACCGAGCGTATCGACGGCATTGTGTCGCTGGTCATGGCTCTCGGACTGCATGCCGTAGCTACCACGACGCCACCCGACCAATCCTGGGACATCATCACGCTATGAGCGAAAACGCTGCTGCCGATTTCAAGATGATCGACCTGCGTGGCATCGAGTGGCACGACATGGGCGGCACCCGCACGGCCTCCGGCATCCGCGTCACAGCCGATACGTCGATGGCCTGCTCGGCCTACACAGCCTGTATTCGCGTGATCTCTGACGCTGTGAGCTCGCTGCCGCTGCACGTCTACGAGCGGCTGCCGAACGGCGGCAAGGCCAAGGCCGCATCAAACCCGGTCTACCGGCTTTTGCACATGCAGCCGAACCCGTGGCAGACGGCGCAGGAGTTTCGGGATTGGATGACCGGCATGTATCTGCATTACGGCGCCAGCTACGCGGAGATCCGCCCAGGTGCTCGAGGTGCGGTCTCGGAGTTGTGGCCGCTGCACTCGTCGCGGATGGAGGCCGAGCGTCTGGAAGACGGCACGGTACGGTATCGCTACCGCGAGCCGAACGGCCGGCAGACGATTTATTCGCAGGATCAGATCTTTGCCCTGCGGTTTACGACCGAGGACGGTATCCGTCCGGTGCCGACGTACCAGCTTTTCCGCAATGCCATCGGCCTGGCCCAAGCGTTGGAGGCCCATGGTGCCACGTACTTCGGCAACGGTGCCCGGCCAGGCATCGTGCTGGAGTCGGACAACCCGATCCCGGCCGAAGCGTCGGAGCGGCTCCGGGAGCAGTGGGAGCGGATGCACCGCGGGCCGGATCGGGCACACCGCACGGCGGTCCTGCCGAACGGCGTGAAGGCTCACGAGCTCAGCGGCAGCAACGAGGCGGCGCAGTTCCTTGAGACCCGGCAGTACCAGGTCATTGAGATATGCCGTGCGTTCCGCGTTCCTCCGCACATGATTCAGGATCTCACTCGCTCGACATACTCGAACATCGAAGTGCAGGGAACGGAGTTCGTCCAGCACTGCCTGCTGCCGCACCTCAAGCGGTGGGAGGCGGCCATCAGCCGTGACCTCATCGTGGACGACGAGCGGTACTTCGCTGAGCACAGCGTGAGCGGCCTGCTGCGTGGTGATCACGCCAGCCGGTCGGCGTACTACGTGTCGGCCCTGCAAAACGGCTGGATGACGATTAACGAGATTCGTGAGCTTGAGAACCTGAACCCGATCGGGCCGGAAGGCGACAAGCACTTCGTGCAGCTGAACATGACCACGCTCGACAAGGTGGGCGAAGATCCACCGGCACCAGAGCCGATGCCCGAGCCGACGGCCGAGGATGAGGAAAGCCCAGCCGACGATGCCGAAGACCAATCCGAGGAGGACGACACAAATGGAAATTGAACGCCGCTGCCTGACCGTAGACGAGGCACCTGAGTGCGAGCTGACGATTGAGACTCGCTCCAGCGGGCGAGAAGCGATCCGTGGGCTGGCGGTGCCCTACAACCGCCTTTCCCTCGACCTCGGCGGTTTTAGGGAGCGAATATTGCCTGGTTCCTTCGACAAGGTGCTGAACCGCCAGCGTGGCAAGGGAGAGATCCTCAGCTACTACAACCACAACAGCGACAAGCTGCTAGGCCGCGAGTCTGCTGGCACGCTTGAGATCATCGCTGATGATCGCGGAATCTCCTACGTCGTAGAGCCGCCGGATACTTCGGCCGGCCGGGACGTTCTTGCCCTCGTGCGTTCTCGAAATTTGCGCGGAAGCTCATTTGCATTCACAGTAAGTCAGAAGGGCGAGCGGTTCACGACTGACGAAAACGGCAAGGCTATCCGCGAAATCGTCGAGGCTTCTGGCCTGTACGAAGTCGGCCCAGTAAACGTTCCAGCCTATGGCAGTGCCACTTCTGCTGTTGTTGCTCAGCGCTCGTATGAGGCGTGGCTGGCGGCCCAGGCAGTGGCTATCGAGGCCGACGCCGAGGCCGAGGTGGAGGTTAAGAGGGCCGTGCGTTCCCTGGCCCGTGACGCCGCTGCGGCGTGGACTCTGAGGCTGCGAAATGTCTGACGTTCGGTGCCAGTGCGGTGAGCGTCTGCGGTGCCGATCCAGCAGGCCGGTCGGCAACGAGCGGCAGCGGTATCTTCGTTGTCCGAGGTGCGGCGCTCGCGGCGTGGCGTTTGTCAAAACAACACATTCCGAAGTGCGGTTCTGCAAGGGGCCACGGCCCTAGCCGTAGCGTTGACTCCATCGGCAATACCGCCGGAGGAGAATCACCGCACATGGACAATCTCAAGAAGCTTCAGGACGAAGCCGTTACCCTTGCCAACCGCATCGACGCCGTTCGGGCTGTCGAGTCTGACGACGCCGACAAGATCGCCGAGCGAGACCTCGAGCTCGAGCAGCTGAACAAGCGGGCCGGTGAGCTCGCCAAGAAGGTGGACTTCGAGAAGTCGGTCGCCGAGTCGGCCAAGAACCTCCGGGCGGTGGTCGACCGCTGCACGCCGGCGCCTGATGCGACCGAGGCTCGCAGCGAGCAGGCCCGCGTCGAGGCGGTTCCGTTCTCCGGTCGGCTCCGTGCGTTCGGCAAGGCCGAGGACGCCTACAAGGCGGGCATGTGGTTCAAGGCGAAGAGCGGCGACGCTCACGCCAAGCGGTGGTGCGAAGACCACGGCGTCGAGGTGCGTGCCCTCGGTGGTGCGTCCGGTGCCGGTGCGAACTTCGTGCCCGACGTGCTGTCGAGCACCGTGCTGCGTCTCGTCGAGCAATACTCGGCCTTCGCGCAGAACGCCACCAGCGTTCAGATGCCGTCGGACGTGGTGCTCTTCCCGAAGCGCACTGCGGGCGTGAGCGGCGGGTGGATCTCGGAAAACTCCGCGATCACCCCGGCCGATCCCTCGGCCAGCCAGGTGACCGTGACGGCCAAGAAGCTGGGCGCCGCCGTGGTGGTCTCCAGCGAGCTGCTCCAGGACTCGATCGTCTCGATCGCCGACTGGATCGCTGCTGAGCTGGCCCTCGGCATCAGCAACGCCGTGGAGGCGGCTGCGTGGCTCGGTAACCCGAGCAACGCTCCGGCTGTCGCGGGTATTGTCACCTCGTACGCTGGCGGTCTGCTCAAGACCACCACGGCGAGCGAGGTGACGACCTACGACTACGCGGCGTCGCTTGTGGCCGCTGCCGGTGACACGCCGGACGAGGTGACCAAGGCGAACCTGCTCGCCATGATGGCTGCCGTTCCGCAGCACAGCCGGGCGGGTGCCAAGTGGTACTGCTCGCCGTACTTCTTCGCTACCTGCATGCAGGCCCTCGACCTGAACCAGGGTGGTTCGGTCGGCCTGTCGCAGGGCCTCGGCCTCACGTTCCTCGGCTCGCCGGTCGTGTTCACCGACCAGCTTCCGGGCAGCGACGATGCCACCGGCAAGGTCATGGCCCTTTACGGCGATCTGGCCAACTCCTCGATCTACGGCACCCGTGCGGGTCTGGAGATCCAGAGCAGCGACCAGGTCAACTTCCTGTCCGACCAGACCGTGATCCGGGCGATCGCTCGGGTGGGAATTTCCCACCACACGATCGGCAGCTCGACGGTCGCCGGCCCGGTCATCGCCCTCCGTGGCGTCTGATCCAGCTTGACAGCAGTGCAATCCTGAACGGGCGGTTCTCACGCGAGAACCGCCCGTTCTCTTTTGGAGTTTGCCTGTGCTTATCAAGGTCGGCGGCACCGAGGTCGAGATCCGTGCGGAAGCGATTCTGTCTGGCCCGAGGTTCGGCCCGTTGGCCAACCTTTTCGGCTGGGCTCAGGCCCTGATGCCGCTCGGCATCCGGCCCACGCTCGGCCAGGGTGCGTTCTGGAGCCAGGTGCTCACGCGGATGATGGAACAGTTCGTCGACCAGTGCGAGTACATCATCACGCTCGACTACGACACGTTCGTCTCCCGGCAGGACATCGAGCAGCTGTTCGCTATGGCTCTGGCGTTCCAGTGTGACGCACTCGCGCCGCTGCAGGTGAAACGGGAAGACGGGCGGCCGATGCTCACGCTCTTGGGCACGCTCGACAATCCGCCCGAGGGCGGTGCCAGCACCCTGCCGGCCACATGGTTTGCCGAGCCTGTGCAGCAAGTGGACTCCGCCCACTTCGGATGCACGATCATTTCGACAGCGGCGCTCAAGCGAATGAAGAAGCCATGGTTCTGGGAAGAGCCAGACCCACAGGGCAGCTACGGCGATGGCCGCGTGGACTCGGACATAGGCTTCTGGCGCACGTGGCGAGACTCTGGCAACAAGGTTTTCGTAACGCCGCGAGTGTCAATCGGGCACGGAGAGTACGTCGTGACCTGGCCGGGCCGGGATCTCGGCAAGCCTGTTTTCCAATACACGGGCGACTGGATGAAAGCGAACAAGGCACCCGAAACTGCATGGAGCGTAGGACAATCGTGAAACTGAAGTTTGTACGGTCGTGGCGTTCCTATTGCTCCGGCCAGACGGTCGACATACCCGGCGGCCTGGCCGCTGAACTGATCGCCCGAAAAGTTGCAGTCGAGGACAAGCAACAGCAGTTGATTGAAACCGCTGCTGTCGAAACGCCAGTTAAGACGGCCGACGCCACGCCACGCAGGAAACGCACGCGATGACGTACCGCAGCCTCACCAGATCGTCTCAGCCTGTCGTTGAGCCCGTGACCATCACGGATGCCAAGGCCCACCTGCGCGTCGACACCGACGCCGACAACACCTACATCATGGGTCTGGTGGCAGCAGCTCGAGCATGGGTCGAGGAGTGTCTGGACCGCTCGCTGGTGCACACGCAGTGGACCATGCGGATGGACGGATTCCCGCCCAACGGCATGGACAACATTGAGTTGCCACGACCGCCGATGGCCACGGCCGATGCCGTCACTTCGGTGGCGATCACCTACACGACCGAGAGCGGTGCCGTGGTGGTGTTCCCGTCCAACGAGTACCGGGTCGATCGGCACTCGACGCCGGGCGGCATCAGCCCGCTCTTCGACCAGGCGTGGCCTGTGCATCGCCGAGACGAGAACGCTGTGGTGATCACGTGGTGGGGCGGGTACGGCGAGGACGGCCGCAGCGTACCCACGCAGATCCGTCACGCCATGCTGATGCTCGTGGCTCACTGGTACGACCGGCGCGAGTCTGTCGTGACCGGCACTGTGTCCAAGGAAATCGAGTTTGGTGTGAAGTCGCTGCTCGACTCATGTCGCTGGGGAACGTACCGATGAGCTCCACGTACACACAACTTCCCGGCCAGCTTGGCCTCTCGCTTCGCCGTGGCGACGAGCTTGGCACGACCATCGACTTCTCGCCTACGACGATGACCGGCTACACGGTGTCGGCCGTCATCACGTCGCTCGTTACTGGCAGCACGGTGGCGGCGTTCCAGACCACGCTGACCAACGCAGCGGCCGGTATCGTCAACATTGCCCTGACGGAGCAGCAGACAGCCGCCCTGCCGGTCGGCACGTACGGCTGGCGTCTTGAGTGGGATGCACCCGGCAGCGTGCGGCGTACGGCGTTGCAGGGCCTCGTGGAGGTAGTCGGGTGACGACCACCGCAACCGTCAACAGCAGCCCGATCACAGCCACCGTCTCCGGTGCGTCTGTGTCGGCAACCGTCACGAGCTCAAGCACGTCGGCGAGCGCGTCCGGCGGCGTCGGGCCTGCCGGAGCAGCAGGCGCGGCCGGTGCGGCCGGAGCCACTGGACCACAAGGCCCAGCGGGAGCCACGGGAGCGAAAGGCGACACGGGATCCCAGGGGCCAGCAGGCCAGACAGGCCCACAGGGGCCGCAAGGCGCGACGGGCGCCACGGGACCGCAGGGAGAGACAGGACCGCAAGGGCCGACCGGCACGCAGGGCGCGACAGGTGCTCAGGGTCCGCAGGGTGCGCAAGGCGACACGGGCGCAACTGGTCCGCAGGGACCGGCAGGCGCCACTGGAGCGAAGGGAGACACAGGGCTGACCGGTCCGCAGGGGCCAGCCGGGCCAACGGGTGCCACAGGCCCACAAGGCGACACCGGACTAACAGGAGCCACTGGCCTCACCGGGGCGACAGGCCCGGCCGGTGCAACTGGGCCGCAAGGCCCACAGGGCGACACAGGCGCTCAGGGGCCGCAAGGCACAACCGGTCCGCAGGGTGCAACCGGGCCAGCTGGAACGACCTCGTGGGATGGACTCACGGACAGGCCGACCACGTTCACGCCCACCAGCCACGCCAGCAGTCACGCCGCAGCAGGGACCGATCCGCTGACACTCTCTGCGAGTCAGGTGAGCGGGCTGGCGACTGTGGCGACGAGCGGATCGGCGGCAGATCTGAGTGCGGGCACGCTCGCGGATGCGAGGCTGAGCAGCAACGTGGTGACGGCCGCAGCTCTTCACGCCCGGCTTTCCATGCCGACGGCCGCCGTCGAGACGTTCCCGCGAATGGCCATTTCGTTTCTTGCAATAACCAGCGGGAGCACGATCTATTCGTTTTTCACTCCACTGACGACGGTCACGGTTTCACAGGTCACAGTGTTGTCCGGCGGCACGGCGGCGTCGGGTTTGACGCTCGCCCGCATCGGGCTGTTCACCTACGACGAGTCAACGGGCACGGCGACTCTGGTGGCACGGATCGCGAGCGACACCACGCTGTTCACGGCAACCCGCACGGCATACACAAGAACATTCGATACCGCCGGGTCGTTCCCAAGCTCTTACCAGCTTGTTGCTGGGACTCGCTACGGCGTGGCTGTGCTGTGCGTCGGTACCACTATGCCGACGATTGAGGGCAACTCGGGCCTCGCGGAAATGTCTGCGCTAACGCCGAGGCTCTCAGCGTTACGCACCTCCCAGTCTGACCTGTCCACTGGCACGGCGACGAACGCTCAGTCGCAGGTCATATACGCGAGGTTCTCATGATCACTACCTATCTCGGCATCCTTGACGGCCTGCGTGTCTGGGAAGTTCGTGACGAGGCGGGCAACGTCATCGGCATCAACCAGAAGGCCGTGGAGCCTGAGTCGCCAGCCGTGCCGGCAAGCGTCTCCGCTCGCCAGATACGCCTGTGGCTGGTCGCTCACGGCGTGTCGCTCGCTGCAGTCGAGGCAGCCATCGACGCAATTCCTGACGCTCTTCAGCGGGACAGCGTCAGGGTCGAGTGGGCATACGCGCCATACGTCGAGCGATCGCACCCGTTCCTAATTCCGCTCGCTGCGGCTCTCGGGCTGACGGAAGAACAAGTCGACCAGGCGTTCGTCGAAGCCAGCCAGCTATGAGGGCCACATGATCCGACCAGGTGACTTACGCGAGCGGGTGACTGTGCAGGTGGCCAGCGGTAGCACTAACGCGCTCGGCGAGACCGTGCTGGCGTGGTCGGACTCCTCGGCTGTGTGGGCCAGCGTCGAGGGCGTGTCGGCCCGCGAGGCCCTGTCGGCAGGCCAGCAGGAAACCACCGTGACGCACAGGCTACGGCTGCGGTATCTACCTGGTCTCACTAGCCAAATGCGGTTCGCGTGGCGCGGCCGCACGCTGGAGATTGCCAGCCTGCTCGAGCACGGGCACCGCACCGAACACGAGGCCATTTGCATGGAGCGTCGCAATGGCTGAACAAGTCGGCATCAGGATCACGACGAACATCCCAGGGCTGGAAAGCATCCGCAACGCGTTCGAGGCTTTGCCAAAGAACCTCGCCGCGAAGCACATGGCCGCCGGTCTGAGGCGTGCCGCAGAAAAGGGCGGCACGCTGCAGGCCCTGAAGTCAGCCACGCCGAGAGGCCCTACCGGGAACCTCCGGCGGTCGATCGCCGTGAAGAGTAAGCGGTACCCGCGAACCGGTGTTGGTATCGCCATCCTCGGGTTCAAGTCTGGCCGGAAGATGAACGAGCCGTACGACAACACAAAGCTGGGCTACCACCAGGGCCTCGTCGAGTTCGGCACCAAAGAGCGATTCCGCCGCACGAAGGACGGCCGCAGGGTGTCGACCGGGAAGATGCCGGTCGGCGGCTCGTACGGCCGGCCTCCAATCCGATCGGCATGGGAGCAGACCCGCGAGCGTGTTGAGTCGCTGATGGTCGAGGAAATGACCAACGCTTTCGACAAGGCCGCGCGCGAGCTGGCCGACAAAATCAAGTCACTCCAAGGGCCGTTCTGATGGCTTTGAAATCTCCCGAGGCGGTTCTGAGAAACGCCCTCATTTCGGACACCGACGTTCAGGCGTTGGTAAACGGCCGGATCTACCCGCTGCGGTACGTCGGGCCGTCACCGATCCAGTTTCCGATCGTCATCTGGCGGCGCGCCCGCGTCCTGCGTGAAATGGCGATGAGCGGGCCTGTGGGCCTTCCGAAGGTCTCGGTCGAACTCTACGTCTACGGCGTGACCTACGAGGCGGCACGGGATCTTGCGGACAAGTGCCGCCGCGTTCTGGATGGGTTCGCTGGCAGTCTCGACAATACGGAGGTGCGGCAGTCGCTTCTGATGGACGAGGCCGACGACCTAGTGGAAATCGACGGCGCGGAAAACTCGCTCTATCTCGTTCGACAAACCTACGACCTCTTTTGGCTGGAGAACTAATTCATGGCAAGCCACGCTCAGGGCACGACGCTTTCTTTTGCTGGCGCAAACTACACGGTGACGAGCGTTACCTACTCGATGACCGACGTGTCGGCAGGCGACACCATCGACGTTTCGCACCTTGGGCAATCGGCTGGCAGCAACGTGCTCACAATGGATCGACCGCTGAAGGGCAGCGCCACCGACACGGGCCGCGAGGTAAGCATCGAGTACATCGGCACCGCGCCGATCACTGACGGTGCCACCGGCACCCTGGCCATTACTGGCGGCCTGACGCTTTCGGCGGCCGCGACCGTCAGTTCGTCGAGCGTCACGCTGACGGTCAACGACGCCACGCGTGGCCAGGCAACGTTCCGGGTCGCGCGAGTCTAGTCACGGAGGTTTCCGTGGCGACGTACTCGCAAGGCTGTGCGGTTTCGTTTGCCGGTGCTTCGCTGACTGAGCTGACCAGCGTGCAGTTGGAGCTTGGCGGCGGCATGCCCGTCAGTCGCAGCGGCGGCTATGCACCCAGCGGCGGCAGCGTGAGCGTCGAGGGTCTCGCTCCGGGTTCTTTTAATTGGGGCCAGTACGGCACGCTCAGCATCAGCGGCGGCGGCGTGAGCTTGACATACAACGCAGTATGCACAGGCAAGGGAGCCACTGCGGCTGCCAACGATGTGACGCGTTACACGTTCACGTTCGACCTGATTGGATGAACTATGGCACTAACAAGAGAACAGATTCTGGCAGCCGACGACCTAGGCCTTCTCGAGGTCAATGTCCCTGGGTGGAGCGGCAGCTTGTTTATTCGCGTGATGACATGCGGCGAGCGAGACAGCTACGAGAACGACTGGGTCGTTAACAAGGGTAAGGGCGTTGAAAACTTCCGCGCGAAGTTTTTGGCACGCTGCCTGACTGACGCCAAGGGCCAGCGGTTGTTCGCTGACGCGGACGTTCCGCTGCTGGCCGGCAAGTCGGCTGCCGTGTTGAACGCACTGTTTGCAAAGGCGATGGCGCACAACGCTCTGAGCGACAAGGACGTGGAGGAACTCGCAAAAAACTAGCAGTCCGCCCGACGCGTGTTTTCCTGTTTCGTCTGGCGGCACATCTCGGAATGACGGTCAAGCGGTTGTGTCAGGAAATGGACAGCCGGGAGTTTGCCGAGTGGATTGCGATCCACCGGCACTTCCACCCACTCCCTGACACGTGGCGGCAGACGGGCCTGGTGGCCAGTGCGACGCTCGCGCCGTACTGCCCACGCGGCAGGACACCGAAGGTCGAAGACTTTGTTCCGATAGTAAAAGGCCCGCAGCACGAACTGCAGATTCAAGAAGCGTTGGAACAGCTGGCACGAGACTTGGCGGGTGAATAATGTCGACGGTAATCGGACTCGGCGTGCAGTTCTCGGCCAATGCCAACGGCATGACCAAGGGACTGTCGCAGGTCGACAGGCAGCTGCAGAACCTCGGCAAGCAAGCGGCGGCGGCGGCGTCGCTCTTTGATTCGTTCACATCCTCAAGCGGCGCGGCCGGTGCGGCCCAGCAGCAAGTCGCCACGGACATTGCCTTTCTCGGCAGTGCACTGAAGACCGGGCAGATCTCGGCCCAAGAGTACGCCGCTGAACTGCAGGCCGTTGTCGGCGGTGCCCAGACGGCGGCCGCTGCGTTTGCGGAAGGTGCGAGGATCACCGACCAGGTTGCCACGGCCGAGGAGCGCCGGACGGCTGAGCTTGAGCGGCTCGGGCAGCTGCTCGCGCAAGGAGCGATCAGCGAGGAGACCTACTCGCGTGCCGCGGCAGAGGCCAGCGGTGCCAACGAAGAGGCTGCCAAGGCCGAGACCGAGCGAGCCAAGGCGTTGTCGAGGGCGGCTCAGATCACGCAGGCCAACCTAAGCCCTCAGCAGAAGTACGACGCCGAGGTCCAAGAGCTTAGCGCCCACCTAGCCGCCGGTCGCATCTCGCAGGAGACATACAACGCGGCCCTTGCCAAGGCTGCGACAAGCTTTGACAAGGCCACCAGGTCTGCCTCTGCATTCGATGCCGCCTCCGCTTCCGGCGGTGGCGGTAGCACCATGCAGTTCAACGAGTTGAGCGGTGTGCTGTCTGCACTGCCTGGGCCGATCGGCAATGTGGCTGGTCGGCTGTCCGGTCTATCGTCAGCTGGCCAGGGCCTCGGTAAGGTGTTCGGCGGCGGTGCTGGGCTTTCGGGTGGCCTTGCCAACATTGGCTCTTCTGTAGCTGGGCTAGTCAATCCTTTCAGCCTCGGCCTCGCTGCGGTCACTGCGTTTGCCGCTGGTGCCAGCGCGGTGGCCAGCGGGCTGCTCGACCTCGAGGACCGCGTCGAGAAGCTCGGCAACACGGCCGACAAGCTGGGCGTGTCGTTCGAGTTTATTCAACTTCTGGAGGAAGCGGGCAACCGCTCTGGCGTTTCGATCGAATCTGTCAGCAGCGCCTTTGGCAAGCTGCAGAAGACGCTCGCGGGTGCAGACGAGGAAAGCAAGGCCGCGACGGCGGCTCTCGACAAGCTTGGCATTTCGTTCACAGACCTGGAGAACCTCAGCCCAGAGGAGCAGATCCGCCTGATTGGCGAGCAACTCCAAGGCATCGACGATCCAGCGAAACGCACTGCCGCTGCCATGCAGATCTTTGGCAAGAGCGGCGCGGACTTACTGCCGTTCTTCGCCAACCTCGGCCCGGCGGCAGAAGACATCGAGCGGCTCGGCGGCGCTATGTCTGACATCGACCGAGGCCGCATTGATGATTTCGGTGCAGGCATCGACGCACTGGGCGTTGCCAGTTCCCGGCTCGGCGAGCTACTCCTATTGCCGTTCGCGGGCCTGGGCGAAGGCATCGCGCAAGGCTCGGCCGAGTTCTTGGGCGGCATCAACGCGATCGTAGGGCCGATTGGCGACGTGCTGGAACCAATTCTCTCGGGCCTCGGCACAGCCATTGAGATTGTTGGAGTCATACTAGGTGGCATTGGGCGGTCTCTCGGTGCCTTGCTGGCTCCGCTTGGTGACTTGTCGCAGGCATGGGGCGGCCTAGCAGACGCGTTCAATGAAGAACTCGTGGACATTGTCCGCTATTTCGTGGACGCACAGGTGGCCTCCTACGAGTGGCTGGCATCCTTTAGCCCGCTGAACGCCATCACCGACAACATCGGGGCGATTGGCGAAACCATGTCCCGCATTGCCAAGATCATCACTACGGCTCTCGCGCAGATTGGCGAGTATGTCGGCCGGACGTTGGCGGCGTTTAACAAGCTCTTTGGGCTTAACGTTTCTATTGAGTCAATCGGGGCCTTAATCTCATCCGTGTTCGGAGGCGTATCCTCCACCTTTGCGACGATCGCCAACGCCATCGGCGGCACAGTCGGCCGCTTGCTCACGATTGCCGAAGACTTTCTGGGCATCACGGCTGAGGTCCAGCAGCCGATTTCACCAGAGCTAGACATTTCCGGCCCGACGTTGGCAGCCACGCAGTTCGCCAAGGAGATCGACGCGGCCACTACCGCAGCGGCAGAGTTTGGTGCCGCTGGATTCGATGCGGCACTGGCCTACCAAAACTCGCTCGAGCAGATCGCTCAGCTGCAGGCGGACGGCACGCTGACCGCTGACGAAGCCAGGAAAATGGCAGAGCGGGAGAAGACCGCGTTTGAGGCCAAGATTGAAACGCTGGATAAAGAAGCAGATGCCCAAGCCAAAGCTGCCGAGGCGGCACAGAAGGCCGCCGACGAAAAGATCGCAGCGGCCGAGCGTGCCGCAGCTGCTGCCGTCGAGGCCGACCGCAAGCTGGCCGACGCGTTCATCTCTGCCCAAGGTCTCGGCGGCGATGGTGCGACGGCGGCAGACACGCTCCTGGCTATCACTCGGCAGGTCGAGGAGACCGAGGCGGCCATCGCCGAGGCTCGCGCCGCTGGTGATGCAGCCGCCGAGCAGGCAGCTACGCGGCGTCTCGCCGTTCTCGACCAGGCCCAGGCGGCGGCCGAAGAGACGGCACGGTTTGGGTTCTCGACTCAGGACGCCGAGCGTGCGATAGCGTCGGTGCGAGACAAGCTGGACAAGACGTTTTCGGATGCCAGCGTTGAGATTGCGCCGGACGCGTTCGCAGCTGCACAGGAGCAGCTGTCGCAGCTGGAGGCGGACCTTGAAGCTAAGGTCATCGACCCGGAGACGTTTGAGCAGGCAGCCGACGCGATCCGGTCTGGCTTTGAGGACGCACTCAAGACGGCTGAGAAGATCCGAGACCTGAACGAACAGTACGCCGAGCGTGCTGCCGAGATCGAAGCAGATCGGCTCGATGCTCTGTCGCAGGTTTCGCAGCAGCCCGTCCAAGCGACAGACGTACGCACGAGCGAGGGCGTGAGCGAGTTCCTGCGTCTGGCGACCGGCCGCGAAGATCCGGCGATTGCCGAGTATCGGAAACAGCTTGGCGAGCTTCAGAAGATTAAGGCTGAGATTGGCAAGCTCGGCGGCGTGGTCGACATCGTGGGAGCAGCGTAATGGCCGTACTGACCTACCGCGAGGTAATTCCGCGAACGTTCACGCACAAGTTTGGCGAGTCGCCGACGGCGGAGATTAAGTACCACTGCACGACGAATGGCGTAACGTCGACGCAGGAAGTGCTGAACGCCATCGGGATATTCCACGGTGCCAGCCATCCCGAGTACGGCTACCTGCTGTGCGTCGAAGGCGCGGTCAACGAACTCGACCCGTACCATGTCGAGGCCACGTATTCCTACGAGGTGCCAGCCATTGGCACTGAGGACAGCGACCCGAACCCGCTGGCCCGCGCAGACATCTGGTCATTCTCGACTGGCGGCGCCGCCGTCCCTGCCCTGGCGTACTACGAGGGCAGCGGAAACGGAAACGTGCGGCCGCTCATGAACAGTGCCTTTGACTTCTTCGAGGGTGCGATGACCGAGGAGGCGGAACTGCGGGCGACGATCTCAGGGAACCGCGCCGTGTTTCCTATCGGTGTCGCGGCCAGCGTTACAAACGCAGTGAACTCAGACGGGTATCTGGGCGCAGCGCCGTACCAATGGAAATGCCAGGGCATCAGCGGCCAGCAACAGGTCGAGGTAGTCAACGGCAGCGAACTCAAGTTCTGGGCCGTGTCGGTTGAGTTGGCGTTTCGGCAAAGCGGCTGGCGATTGATGCTGCCGGACGTTGGATACAACTACATCGAAGGCAGCCAGAAGAAACGGGCGTATGTCCTTGACGCTGAAAGCGGCGACAAACTCGCGTCTTCCAACCCGGTCGCGCTTAACTCCAACGGCTCGCTAAAAGGGCCTGGCGTCGCACCTGACATTCTCTACCGGCGCGTCCACTCCGAGGTGGCGTTTCAGCCGTTGTTCGGCACGCCACCTTTCTAAAAGCATTTCGACACACCGAGTAGGTTGACGTTATGACAGAGTTCCTCGCACTTCCTGGCACGCTCAATATCTCCCTCACGGTGGGCGATGAGTTCGGCATGCTTGCCGACCTGAGCATCGACACTACCGGGTTTACCTGGACGGCGATCGTCTACCAGGTCTCGACCAGCGTGTCGTTCTCCAACCCGTCAGGCGTCGCAACGCAGGGCGCCACAGCAGCCACGTTCGCCGTCACGACGGTCAACGCTGCGGCCGGGCAGCTAAACCTTTCGCTGACTGAGTTACAGACCTCGGCCTTGGCGTCGTCACAGACCTACCGCTGGTATCTGCGTGGCGTCTCGCCCGGCCTCGTCACCCGGACCTACCTATCTGGCACACTGCGAGCGTTCGCACCATGAGCATCAACGTCGTTGTCTCTAGCACCGCTGCGGGTGTGAGCGTGTCGGGCGGCACAGCCGTGTCGATCGAGGTCGGCGGCGGCATCGGCCCGGCTGGCTTTGTTGTCGCTCCTGGCACGGCAACCAACGCTTTCGGGACGTTTCAGTTGGCGGCGGGCGACGGCATCACGATTTCCACCAGTGCCTCGCAGTTCACGATTGCGAGCTACGGCACGGCGGCTGTCGCCAGCCTGGCTCCCGTGCAGTCGGTGGCCGGGCGTGTGGGTGCGGTGCAGCTGCAGGCCGCAGACGTAACGGCTGGCACATTCGCCATCGCACGTATTCCGACGATCTCATACACCGCCCTGGCCGACGTGCCGGCCACGTTCGCACCATCGGCCCACACGCACTCGACCAGCGACGTTGTGTCGTTCACGGCTGCGGCGGCGGCCGCTGCTCCGGTGCAGAGCGTGGCGGGCCGCCAGGGTGCGATCTCGCTGGCGGTGGCCGACGTTAGCGGATTGGCCGCAGTTGCCTCTAGCGGCTCGTATACGAGCCTGCAGAACGTGCCAGCTACCTTCGCACCTGCGGCCCATACGCACGGCACGGCGGACATCACCGGTATCTCGAGCTCGTTCGCGGCAGCCAGCCACACGCACGACGCCGCGGCGATTGGCAGCGGCGTGCTCGATCTCGCTCGCATCCCAACCATTGGCTACACGGCCCTCAGCGGCGTTCCTACGACGTTCGCGCCGCAGGCCCACACGCACAGCACGGCCGACGTGGTGGGCCTCACGGCAGCGTTCTCCCAGGTCGGCCACACGCACGACTACGCGGCGTCGATACACACGCACTCCACGGCCGACATCACTGGATACACCAGCCTGCCTGCCCAGGGCGGCAAGGCCGGGCCGCTGGTGACCGACGGCACGGCGGCCAGCTGGGCCAGCCGCTTCAGCATCGTCGACCCGGTGCTGGTCCAGGGTGCTGGCATGACGCTCAGCCGCGACACGGCGGCCGGGTCGATCACGGTGGCGTTTGCTGGCGGTACGTCCGGGATCGTGGTGAGCAGCGCCACGCCGCAGCCGCTGGGCACGGCGGCGGCGGGTACGAGCGGAGACGCGTCGCGGGCCGACCACGTGCATTTGATGCCCTCGGCGGCAGACGTTGGAGCTGCTCCCGCCAGCCACTCGCACGACTACGTGCAGGTGCTGAACGGACTGACGGGCACTGTGTCGATTACCGGCGGTGCGGGCGTTACCGTCAGCACCGCCAGCAGCTCGATCACGATTGCGGCGGCTGGAGGAAGTGGCGGCATTTCGTGGTCGTCTGTTCCCGTGAGCCCTTCAGCAGAAGGAGAAAACGGCAGCCTGTCCTACGACGGCTTCTATTTCTACGTGAAGTCACCTGCCGGCTGGCGTCGCGTGTCGATTTCTTCATGGACTCCGCTGGGTGTCCCAACGGGTGTAACCGCTACTCCCGGCAACGCTCAGGCTCAGGTTTCGTGGACTGCACCTTCTGAGACAGGCGGCTATGCGATCACGGACTACGTCGTGCAGTATTCGTCGAACAGCGGTTCGACCTGGACAACGTTCAGCGACAGCACGTCGGACGCGACTTCAGCGACCGTGACCGGGCTGACCAACGGCACGGCGTACATCTTTCGCGTAGCGGCAGTGAATGCCGTCGGTACGGGCGCGTACTCGACCGCATCGAGTAGCGTGACGCCCAGCAGCGGCGTGTTCCGGGCGATCCCTGCGATGACCGGCGACACGTCGCCGTCTGGCATCGCCGACCTAACATCGTCCACAAGAAACCCTGGCTTTGTCGAAAAGTGGACAGTATTCGCGCAGGGCGGCAATGTCTCTTGGGCCGTCCAGAACGTGAACCTGTGCGGTGGCAGCAGCGTTTTTGACGCGCCGCAGTATGCGTTCCCAGAAGGTCAGAAGTCTCTCATCAGCGGTTACACGGTTGGCGTCGGTGGAGGTAGCTACTGGGCTGGCGTGAACAACTGGACATTTGAAGGCAGCGACAACCTGTCTTCATGGACGGTGCTGCACACTGTTGCGGGCCAGACGTGGGGCGGCGCGTGGCAGACGACAAACTTTAGTCTCCCGTCGCCAGCTAATTATCGTGCCTATCGCTGGAAGTTCACTGGCGACAACAGCGGCGACTGTGGCTCGCGAAACTTCGCCGCTCTCCAACTCGTTCAGTAGTCCCACATGGCAAGAAAACCCGACGGCGCATCCGCTGGCACGCAGCGAGTGACGTTCACGAAGCCCGCAGCTGAGCGGATCGGCCGGGTCGTTCGCGAAGTGGAAGCCGGGAACCGCGACCTCGGGCCGCTGGAGTGGGGTCCTCGAGGTGTCGGGGCGGCGTCCAAGGTGTTCCGGGTCGGCACGTTCACGGGTGATTGGGCGATCAACGCCAGCAAGACGGTCACGTTCCGCAATGTGACGAGCACGCCGAATACGGCCAGCGTGATGAACCTCGTGTGCGGCCTGAGTCCGGCTGGGTCGTGTGATGTGTCGATCGCCAAAGACGGCACCTCGTGGTATCTCGTCCAGCCAAACCTGACACAGCAGCCCGGATATTCCGCGACCGGCACGCACGTGCTGACGATTCAGGGCGGCAACCTTCGTTGGCTGGGCACCACGGCCTGCACATGACACTCGCAACGCGAAACGGATCGCTGATCGTCAAGAATGGCCGGCTCGCAGAGAACTGCGGGTGCTGCGGGGAGGAATGGGAGTGCTGCCCGGACAAAGACTGCCAGTTGTCCGCTCTTACGACTGCCACAGTGACAATACAAGCATCGGACTATCTAGAGCACTTCACGAACAGCATGACGCCTCCGTCGGGCTTTAACTTTTTGCGAGTGTCCCGTGGTGTGAAAGGATCGTCTCATTCGGGAACGTGGACCGTTCCTATTACGCTGAACAACTACAGCTCTGTTGCTTTTTCAAATCAACCGCCTGGATGCAGTGGCGGGTTTTCTTTGTACGTTGATTCGTTCGGGGCCGATTTTCAAATGTTCTGGCCGATTATGATCAACATCGTGGATGCCGGAGTCGGAACATACAAGAGCCTTTCAGAGCTGAGATGTCCGACCGTCCCCAACAGCGCGAGTAACATCTGGCTTTCCTCTACTGGCTCTGTAAGGTTTAGTGCAGACTATCGTCTTTGCGAAGCGCCAAAGCCTCCTGACTTTATAGTTTACGGAGCCACAGCGATTCTTAGTGATGGCTCGTTCTCGGGAGAGTCTCCGCTGTACCCGTTTGCTTTTCAGGAAGGCATTTACGGGACGAAGGTTCCAGTTATGGAGACTGGTTCGCGGTCTTTTACCATTCGCATTTCTTTCAACTGATAGCACAAAATGCCGTGTCGCAAAAAAAGCAACGGTGTTAGCCAGTGGCCTTCCTCAGCAGTCATAGGACAGACCTACACCACCGAAGCCGACTGCCTGCAAGCATGTAAGGAGGGCGCGTGCTGCGAGGGCACTGCATGCACGGTCAAGCCGCAGTGCCAGTGCCAAGGGACGGGGAAGACGTTCAAGGGGGTGGGGACGACGTGCGGCGGCAGCGTTGGCTTTTGCTGCGGCCCTGGCACATGGAGCGCAAAAGACATCGTTTGGAGCGGCGGCTTCGCTTCGTTTCCATCTGCGCAATCGTTTCCTCAGTGCCGGTCATACAGCAGCGAGGCAGGCGCTCCAGTTACCACGCAATCAGCTTGCGAAGCGAGCGGCGGCATGTGGGTGACAACGCCGTGCGTGTCGTGCGCCGAGGTGAACGAAAAGACCGGGCTTGGCGGTTCACAGAAGTTCGTTTGCTATCCAGCACCAAATCCATTGCCATGATTACCTGCCACAGAATGTATCTTTCAGCCCGTTGCGTCGAGCGTGGCTACACGCTCGACGAGGTGCTGCCGTGCGTGGTCAGCCAGGACGGCGACGAGTGGACGATTGACGTGGAGCATCCGGCGTACCCACGCACGCCCAGGCCGGGCTACGAACCGCAGCCGTCACCACCACCACCCGACCTCGCCCGCACCGACGCTCCCTCGTTCCTCACCAAGGTGAAGAACTTCGCGTCCGCAACCGTCTCGCACGTCGCCGCCGGGATGCCGATGTGCAGCGACGAGGAGATCACCAGGCGGCACGACATCTGTCTGACGTGCGAGCACCTCAAGGACAACGCCTGCCAGTTGTGCGGGTGCCCGGTGTCGAGGGCGGCTGGGTATGTGTCGAAGCTGAGTTGGGCCGACCAATCCTGCCCGGCGGGCAAGTGGGGTCCGGTCGCTTGACGGCCCTGCCACGCTGGGTGCATGGGACGCGCCAAAGCCAAGCCACCAGCCGAGGCGGTAATCCTGCCGCCCGAGCTTGATGATGACGAGGATTGCGGCGGCGGCGGCATCCCTGATGAGGATGGCTGGATCCACGTACAGGAGCAACCGCGTGACGAAGAAAAGCCCAAGCGGCGTCGGCCTGCTCGACGCCGTTCGCAAGGAGATGGCTGAGGTGCGGCATGGACCGCCCTCGTGGTGGGAGCGAGTCGCACCGGAACACCTGGCCGAACTCAGTGCGATCAAGGCTGCGTGGCAGTCGGGCGAGCTTGGCACCCGCAAGAAGACGTTGGCCCGCACCATCAGCAACAACCTGCGTGCTCGTGGCATCTCTGACATAGGGACGCAAGGAGTTCTGACATGGCTCGACGTAGCCTGAGCGATGATGTCGCCAGCGACCTGGCCGCCGCGTCACAACTCGCCACCGATGCCGAGATCGCTAGGCTGCGGTCAGAGCTGGCCTCGTACCGAAATCGGTACAAGGCCGCCCTGTCGCAGATCGACCGGGAACGCGAGCGGGCCGACGCTATATCGTCGCTCCAAGGCGTGCAGCCGGTCGCCTTGACCAAGGTTGTCAAAGGCAAGAAGCGGGCCAAGCACTCGGCCACGGCGATCCTCATGCTGTCGGACGTGCACTGCGAAGAGCGCGTACTTCCCGAGACCGTCAACGGCGAAAACGACTACTCGCTCGACGTATGCCAGGCCCGGCTGGCCGAGCTCGAGGAGCGGTTTCTGGATTGCCTGCACCACGAACGCAACCAGGCCGACATCCGCCGCGTGCTCATCTGGTTGGGCGGCGACCACATCACGGGCCACATCCACCCGGATTGCGTCGAGGTGGCCCAGCTTTCGCCCATGAACGCCACGCGGTGGATCGCCGAGCGGCTGCGTGGACTCATCGACAACGTGGCTCAGCACGCCGACGAAGTTGTGGTCTGCACCAACGCAGGCAACCACGGCCGCAGCACCGAGAAGAACCGCGTTGCCACCGAGCTGGACCACTCCTGGGAACAGTTGATGTACTTCACGCTGGCCCGCGAGGAGAAAAACAAAAACGTGCAATGGAAGATCGCCGAGGGCCACCTGGGCTACGTCGACCTCGACGGGTTCCTGGTCCGCACGACCCATGGGCACTCCATCCGGTTCGCTGGTGGCGTCTACGGACTGGCCCTACCGGCCTCCAAGGCCATCGCCCGGTGGGATGCGGGACGCAAGGCGAATCTGACCATCTTTGGCCACTACCACTCGTTCGGCTGGCTGCGTGGTGCACGCTACGTGGCGAACGGGAGCGTGATTGGACACAGCCCATACGCTGAGCGGGTCGCCTCACCAGAGAGGCCATGCCAAGGCATGGCAATCATCGACCACGGCCGCAACGAGGTGACGCGTGCGTATCCACTGTTCTGCGACCGGGACCTGCGGACGCGTTGACGCATGGTTTACGACTTGAGCGAAGACTACATCGCCGAGGCTCGCAAGCGAGCGTATCGGTACCAAGGCCAGTGGACTGGCACAGCAGGATCACTGGCGGCCGATGTCGCCAGACTCATCATCGAAAGGAAACGCATGCAAGGGACAATCACGGACCTCGAGGACACCAACGCACAGCTGCGGGCAGCCGTCGAGAACCGGCTGGCCGGCCAGCCCAGCGTCGACGAAACCGACGCCGCTGGTGGCGAGTATGCCGACTGGATGCGAAACACATCTGGCGGCTGCTGCGACGGTGGCAAGTGCCACACGCCAGAAGACAAAGCGCCGGAGCGGTGGCGCGAGATCACGCAGGCGTCTGCTGAGAAGTACGCCGAGCGGTTCCTCGGCTCGTCGCTGCTCACGTCGGACGTGCACCCGACCAGCCAAGCGTTCTACGACCTCTGCGACGCAATCAAGGACATGCACCGGAGAAAATCCTCTGACTATGGGTGCCCGAGCGGGACCGACCCGCTGGCAAACATCCGCAACGGTGCCAAGTTCGTCGGGATCCCAGCTTGGAAAGCGGCCATGGTGCGGCTGAGCGACAAGGTCACCAGGTTGGCGACCTACAACGTCACTGGCCGGCTGGAGAACGAGTCGCTGGAGGACAACCTCTTCGACCTGGCCTCGTACAGCCTGCTGGCCCTGCTGCTGCACCGAGAAGAACGAGACACTTGATCCATCACGCTACCCTGTTTCGCCCAGCCTTAGCCTGCCCCCCCCCCCCCCCCTATTTTGAATCGCGGCCACGACAAGCTCGCGTGGCGTGGTGGCGGTGCGTGAGAACTGGGCCGGGTCGATGTAGCTACGCTCTGCGATCCTAGAGCCCGGCACGTGGCCCAGGTGGGCCGACGCGGCTCCGGGCCTCTGAAGCTCCACGTCGGTGGCCGAGGCCCTCCTGAGCCACTTCCAGGTGCCCGGCCGGAGGCCTGCCTTCTGGACCAGCCGTTTAAACTGATCGTCGAACGTCTCGTGGCTGGACAGCCAGGGCGTGACCAGCTGCCGCGGTGCGAGCTCGAGCGACACCCGCAGGGCCTCGACTGTCGATGCGGACAACTGGCACACTACCGGCCGCCCGGTCTTTGATTGCACCAAGCTCACTCCGCCGTCTGGTCGGATGTCGGCCACCGGCAGCCGCCACTGATCGCCCTGACGGAGCCCAGTGTCCCAAGCCATGCGGATAGCCAGGTCGAACCAAGCCGACCGGCGGAGGCCCGTCTTGTGCCACCGCTGGAGGCCCTGGCAGGCCGTCAGGAGGGCGGACACCTCCTCCCACGTCCAGCACGTGGGAGCCTTGTAGGGCACGCGTACGGACCGGATACGGCGTGTGGGAGGCTCGCACAGGCCCTCGTCGGCTGCGGCCCGCCATAGGGCCAGCAGGCCGACCTTTTTCGAGCGGACAGTCTCCGGCACGACCCCGGAGGCCGCGTAGTCCCGCAGCCACGCCGAGACGCTCTGCTCGTCGAGCTCCACCAGCTGCACGGGGTGCCCGGCCCACGCCTCAAAGATCCGGGCAGTGATCTGGTACTGCCGGACTGTCTCCGGCCGCACGTCGCGGAGAAGGTTGTAGTTGGCGGCATACGCTGAGAGCGTTGCCGGCCCTGCCTTGCAATACATCTTCGGCACATGGTGGTGTGCCAGACGGGCTGCCGCCTGCGGCCCTTCTGACGCCTGCCACGCCCCATCGTGGGGCGGAAGGTGGTGTCATCCTCCTGACGACGGGCGGACTGTCAAACACCCCGCAAAACCCGAAAGTCCGACATTCGGCACCGTTGGCCGTACGGTTCCAGTAGGTGGTTCCTACGGTTCCAGTAGGGCATCGGTCTACGGAACCGAAGGTTGCTGGTTCGAGCCCAGCGGGGTGTAGTTCGCCTACAGGAACCGTACGTGGGCGAGGACATGAAAGGCAAATCGCGGTCGCTTGGCAAGTTGACTGCCGTTGATACGCTGGAGGCCATGAAGATGCCATTCAAGCCTGACCCGAAAAAGACATACATCTCCACGCGTGAAGCGGCGGACCTGTACGGCTGCACAATGGGCCGGATCAGGCAGCTGGCCCTGGCCGGTGATCTCTGGTGCGGGCACCTTCACGACCGCGCTCTTGTCTACGACCTCGACGAGGTCAAGCGGAAGGCCAAGGAAAAGCCATCCACCGGGCGGCCACGCAAGCGTCAGGCGTCCTGAATAATTTTCTGAAGAAGCCGGCCTCTCGCTCCCGATACAGTTCTAGCCACATCTCTAGAACGGAGGGCAGCATGCGAATTGATTGGAATGACCTTGTCAGGGCGCTCGTTCTTGTCCGGCTCGGCCAGGAACTCGGGAGCGACTCACAGCTGGCACGTGCGGTATTTCTCGCTGTAGACACACTTCAGTGGACCTCGAGGATTTTCCCTGTTGACAAGTTCTAACCACATCCCTAGAACACCGCACCAGAGTTTTAACCACATCTCAAATGGAGTTGAGTTATGGATCCACACGAAAACGAATACCGCGCCGCAGTCGCCGCTATGCCCGAGCACACTGTCGGCCCGTCTGTCTGTGAAGCCTTTGCCATCGGCACGGGAGTCACCTTCCGCCTCGCCGGCTGGCCTCATACCTCGTTCGACGACGGCGATGTGATCGGCCACCACAACGGCAAGCTGCTCGTCGAGACCTCCACCGACATTGTCGAGGTCGACCCGCGGGCGTGGCCCGAGGGCAACGTACTGCCCTGGTAATCGCACAGGAACGGCCAGCGGTGGAACCGTTGGTCGGAAGGAGCGGCGACGGAGTCGCCAGAAGCAAGGACGCACAGTAATGCCCGCCGAGCAGGATGCGGAGCGGGTTCCAGATTCGCGAAACACGAAAGGACACGGAAATGACAGTGAACATCAGAAAGGCCCGTCGCAGTGCCACAAAACTGCGGCTTTTGTTGGAAGGCCCAAGCGGATCAGGCAAGACGTACGGTGGCCTGACAGTTACCAAGGGACTTGGCTGTCAGCACGTCATCGTTATCGACACCGAACAGGGATCGTCGGACCTCTACGACTCCATCCTTCCGTTCGACGTGATCGACCTTTCGCCGCCGTTCACGCCCGAGAGATACATCGAGGCCATCGAGGCTGCCGAGCAGGCTGGAGCCGACTGCATCATTATCGATTCCATCTCGCACGAGTGGAACGGAAAAGGCGGCTGCCTTGAGCTGGTCGACGAGATTGCCAGGGCCAAGTTCAAGGGAAACACCTGGTCGGCCTATAGCGAGATCACGCCGCGGCACCGGGCGTTCATCGACAGGATGCTGCGGTCGTCTGCCCACATCATCGCGACCACACGCAGCAAGACTGAGACCGCCCAGGTGAACGAGGGTGGCCGCACCAAAGTGGTGAAACTCGGCATGAAGGCGGAGACCAGGGACGGCGTCGAGTACGAGTTCACGACTTGCCTCAGCTTGGTTCACGACGGCCACTTTGCCGTCGCGTCCAAGGATCGCACCGGCTTGTTCTCTGGCGATCCCAAGCCAATCACCGTGGATACCGGCAAACGGCTGGCCGACTGGCTGGCCGGCGGGCTCCCGTCCCCTGTGGCGTCGGCGCCGACGCCTGCAAGAACTGCCGACGCTACCGGCGGTACAGGGGCCGGCCAGCCTGCCCGAGGCGGCTGGCTTGATCGCGTGAACACCGCGGCCACCGTCGAGGAGCTCGGCACCATCGGCGATGAGGCGGACGAGGCTGTGTCGACCGGCGAGCTGTCGCCCACTCAGCGGGCGCGGCTCGACAAGCAAATCACCATACGCCACCAGCAGATCGAGCCGGAGGTGGCGAATGGCGTGGCATGACTCGTGGGCGTCGATGAAGAAAAAACCCAACCAGGAGATGAAAGACGATATGGATATCGAATGGACGATGGACGAAACGCAGGACGTTCACGGCACGAGGCCCGAGGAGTACGACATCGTCCCGGTCGGCACCCACCGGCTGAAGATCGTGTCGGCCGAGGTAGGCCCGAACCAGTGGAAGACGGATGAGAAGGTCAACCCTGACGGCATCTGTCTGAAGCTGCGGCTTGAGCTCGACGCCACCCACAAGCACATCTATCACGACCTGCCAAAGCACCGCCCGTACATGGGCGCCGAGTTGGCCAAGGCAATCGGCCTGGAAGCCGACGGCAACACGCTGCGAGTGTCGCCCGAGGCTGTGCTCGGCCAGGTGGTGATCGCCATGGTCGAGCACTACACGAGCAAGGCCGGCAAGGTCTCGGCCGTGATCAGGAAGTATCTGCCTGGGCCTGTGCCGCCGCAGGCCGCCAAGCCGGCACGAACTCCGGCAGCAAAGGTGCGGGCGGCGTCGCCTGCGATCGGCTCCGACGACATCCCGTTCTAGGAGCAACACATGAGCAACCAACTCGCAGACGTAGGGCACGTTCGCTACGTGAGGAAATGGCTGAAACACAACGCCGAGCGGATTGCCGCAGCGGTCGAGCCGCCTGAAAAGGTGGACCAACACCTGAGCGGTGCTGACTTCGTGCGGTGGCTGGAAAAGCTCATGGAGTCGCATCAGCGAGTGTGCCAGCAGGAGTACGACCGATCAGGACGGATCGGGCCGGTTTGGACCGGCGACTAGAAGACTGACAAACAGCGAGACGTTGGTGGGCGTGTTGCCCTGGTTCGATGGTTCCAAGGAGGGATCTACATGAGATTCGCAATGTTGATGGTTTGTGCGTTGTCGTGCTGTGCTGCCACGGCCAAGGCCGAGCAGGTGATCACGGTAACGACGATCGTGTCGGCACAGGAAGCGGCCGAGCGTATGGCCCGTACCGGCGTGTTGGCGCATTGCGGCCGGGCTGGAGGCCGTCGGGAGGGAATCGGCTTCTCCTCGAGCTCGCCGGACGCTGCGTTCCGCAGCTGCTGCTTCTACCAGGACGCCCAGCGTGGGCGCTACCGCATTGTCGAACGAGGCGTGGCACGCGGGCCTCGCGGTTGGTTCGCAGTGATTCGCTACGAGTGATCGACGGACCGGCCCACCCTGGCCGCAGCGGCGTCTGCATCCGCCGTATGGGTCGTCTCGCGGGCGTGACGCCATACCACCGCAGTTCGGGCTGGGAAGCCTTCCCCGGTGACCG